ATTCACAAGTGATCAATATCTTCTCATTATTAACATAAAAATAAGAATAGAAGAAATATTGCGGACTATTATTATCGTGTGCCAACTATTATTATCTTGATTCACATATCATTTTTTTATATAATACATTTATGAAAAGCAAAAAAGAGTATTTTATAGCGGAATATGCAGATGGTAAAAAAGTTGAATATGAGGTAGAAACCTATCAAGATGGAAAAGCCTTTTTATCAACAGTAGAGCGTACAAAAGATTTCGTGCATACATTTGAAGTGGATATAGATAAGATATCCATTGCAGAATATCTTAAAGCTCAAAATGCTATCCAAAAATGAAAATAATAAAACTTACCCGTAACCAAGAAACATTTGTTGATGATGAGGATTTCGAAAGTCTCAACCAGTTAAGTTGGGCTGCTTTATGGAAAAATAAATATAAAGGAACTTATTACGCAGTTCATTTTGACTACGGTAGAATCTACTATATGGGTAGATTGATATTAGACTTACCATTTGATTCAGATTTGCAGGTAAATTATATAGATTATAATACTCTCAATAATCAAAGAACTAATATAAGAATTTGTACATCATTACAAAATCAAATGTGGGGAAAACCACCTATTACAAATCATTCTGGTTATAAAGGTGTTAGTTATATACCAGAATATGATAAATGGTGTGCAAAAATCTATAAAACCGAAATTGGGCATTTTTATAGTCTAAAAAATGCTATCGAGGCGTATAATGAGGAAGCTTTACGAATGTTTGGTGAGTTTGCTTACTTAAATCCTGTTCCGTAAAAACAATAGTATCAGAAAGGAACGTAGTTATGTTATTTTTTATTATGTTCGGTCTTATTGGACTATATCTAATTAGTACTCTTTTAGGTAGTATAGGTCTTTTTATACGTACAGCTGATGAAGTAGCGAATGCAGGTCATCCAATTCTTAGTCTTGTAAGTATAGTAATATTAATTGCCGTAATTGTGTTCATATGGACATGGTAATATATGAGAATCTATAATTAAAGGATTGAAGAAATATTAAGATTATATAACATTAATCTTAAAATACGAAAGAGAGTAATAAAATGATTATTAATATTAAGTCAGAAACAGTTACTGACAAGAATAGTAGAGATGAACGTGAGGCATTGATTGGATATATAACACAAAGACCAATTTTTTGTAGACCACCTAAAAGACCAATTTTTTGTAGACCACCTATTGAAAAACCAAGTATCTATAAAGAATTTTGGTCTATTATAGGTTGTATATGTGGATTTATTCTTTTAGTACCTATAATGATATTTCTTGTTTTACTTATTATTTACTTTATAACAATAATACCGTTTTAGGCAATCTTACCGCTCTTAATTTTTTTGATAGCAAGTTTATCTTGCTCAGTTAAAACATATGGACCAGAACGTATTACATTCCAAATTGGTTTTATTGGTTCTTCAACTTTTACCAGTTCTTCAACTTTTACTGGTTCTACTATTTTTTCTATTTCTTTAGGAACTTCTTCCGCTTTAATAGTAATACCAAGATCTTTTATCAATTTATCTTCCAAATGAATTGACTTAGTAGCTACAGCCATAATTAAAGCATCTTGATTAGAAGGAATACTTACAATACTATTTTCAATCATTATGAATTTTGTAATAATTCTTTTGACAAGATTACTAATTTGCATATTATTAGTAATAACATAATCCTTAAATGCTTGAGTACCAGCTATAAGAGCTTCTTTAGCTATAAAACCAATTGAGCAAGTACGAAGAAATCCGCCTTTAACAAGTGACCAAATTTCTTGAGCAAATTCAGTATCTGCGAAACGAATTTTACCGTAAATTGCATCAGGTTTAATTTGTAATTGTTCAATTTTACCAATTGGTGGTGAAGAATATATATGATTCCAAATTACTATTGGATTTTTTAAGTAGTCTTGATAATCAGCACCAGCTGGTATTAGAATATCGTTATCTCTGTCTGGATTAATAGTACTAACTTTAGCAATACAACATCGTTCATCAGTTGGATCAATTACCATCTCAGTTACTAATGATTTTCGTTCAATTATATCTGTTTCGTTTAACTTAAAATTAGTTAAAAAATTAGATATTTTACAAACTTCTAATTTATCTTGCATTATTCTGTAACTCCTTCATTTATAACTGGTAAGCCAAGTAATTTACGTACTTCATTAATTGACATTATACCCTTTTCAACATAAGCTGAAAGTATGTCAGCTTGCCCTTTTGGATCTTGTTCAAGTGCTTCCATTGGATCAAACCAAATAAATGCATTTTCATCAAAATAAGGATTAACTACTTGAGTGTTAACTTGTTCAAGGATCTTAGATAAAAGAGGAAATATAGTAATTTGTCTAAAATGGTTCATAGCAGTAGTACTTGATGCTCTATTAGAATCATCAGTAGAAATTAGATCTTCTGGAACTCCCATAGCAGCACAAATTACTTTCATAGCACTTCTACGACCTTCTACATATTCCATGTCCTTTGGTGAAGTTGATAATGTTTTAATATCTATATCACCAAAACTAACTATTGGTTTACCATTATTAGCACCTGAAAATTTTCTTATAAATTTGTCAGCAATCTTTTGTGCTTCTTCTTCATTTCCAATTTTATTTTTTACGTTAATTGATACACCAGGCATTCCATAATTGGAAGCTAATGTTGTTTGATATTGATCGTACCACTTGAATAACATTGCGGAATCTATACATGCACTAATATTACTCTTACCAACTAATAAATGTCCAGGTGCATAATTACGAATATGTACAACTTCATTTGGTTTTAAATGTACCATTGTATCACATGGATCATTATAAAAATAATCAGTTATACGACCAGTTGTAATGGTTGTTGTAATATGTTCCCATTTAAGTGGTTTAAGATATTTTATTGTTTGACCATCTTTAATTATTTGTAATAGTACATTACCAGTTGCTAACATATAACTTGCAATAATACCTATCCAGTCACTATATGACATGTTTTCTGCTGGATGTCGTAGAAAATTAAGTAATTCATGATCAGTTATCTCTATCATCGTTGCTGTTTTTTTAGTTATTCTTGGTTGTTCGTTTACAATTTTAACTAAATGTTTATTAACAATTTTATGAGGTGTTAACAATTTATTTGGATCATCTTCAGACCAAAAGTATAAATGTACAGGTACAGACGATATATACTGTTCAATTTTCTTAATACAAGCAAAAACAAAGTTATTATTATAAGATACAGTTTCTTGTGCGTTTAAATCACCTGTACCGATATATCTAAAACCACCACCAATATCTATAAAATCACAGCCATATACATCAGTATGAGATAAGGCCTTCTTTTCAACTTTCTTAAATAAATTCTTTATGTTCATCTAACTCCTTGATAATATTTAGACTAATAAATATAAAAATTCCGTGTTTCGGAATATAATGCTGCATAATCAGCGAGATAATTACATACATATTTAAGCGCATCTAACGTATGGTCTTCCATTTTTACTGGTTTTCCAACTTCATCAAATATATATCCAGATATCTCCCGAATAAAATTAATACAACTTGAATTAACTATTAATCGTTTTGTATCAATATAATCTCTAACTCTATCAATACCAAGTAATACCTCATTATTGGCTTTTTGGGCTGGTAGTCCCTTAGCCTCACATTCAGCAATTAATCCTGCAGCACTTGGATCAACAACTATTCTTACATCATTTGGACCTATCTTATCAATCATTCCTTCAATCTTTTTAATAATTGTAGATATTAGTTGTCTTGCTTTATACCATTCTTCAATAACAAACAATTTACCATCTTCATCTACGCCGCAAAGTAATACAGCTGAAGGGCTTGAATAACCATAATCTACACCAATAATATATCTTTTATAATTCTTACTAATATCTTTAACATGATCTGTACAAGTAAATCCTGGATAAATCATTTTTTCTGTATCACACCATCTTCCTTCTACATATCTTGCTCTTGAATCTCCCGTCATTTGATTTAACCAGTCTAAATTATTTTGTGGTAAAAATATGTTATCAAGTGCAGAAGCATAAATTATTCGTTTAGTTAAAGGATCTTTTTCTACTTCAAATCTTCTATATAAAAAGTGAGCTTTACTTGCTGGGTTTGTCGCACTATATAACCTTAATCCACCAACATTTACTCTTAATCGAAATAATAATTCCAAATATTCTTTCTCGTTTAATTCACTTACTTCGTCAACAAATACATCTCCAGCATTTATTGAACGAATAGATAATGGATCATCACAACCAGTATATAGTATAGTTCCACCACTATTTAATTGTATAACTCTCTCTACTTTATTATGTTCATATGAACCAAGAGGTAAAACTGGTAATCTATCACCTTCAGGTTCAAGTAAAATTCGTAAAGTAGATTTGCGTAGTGTTGTCAAATATTTTCGTACTAATAAACAAACATTACCAGGAATAGATGCTTGAGATATTAATTTAATACAAAGAGCTAATGATTTACCACTACCGAATCCACCCGACATTAATACTTCTCTTTCAGGTGCAACTAAAAATTCCATCTGATGCGGCAATACTTTAATAACTTGTTCTATTGTGTCAGGTCTTAACATCTTCTACCCTTTTTATTGGCTCTAATGTAGTTAGTTCATTGTCAGGTATAATTATATTACTCCAATTTAAACCAATATGTTTTGGATTAATAATTTCAACTCTTATAATTAACTTTTGCATACCATTTAACGCTTCACCAATTAGTTCTGAATGTGCTTGCATTGCTTTAATAATATCAGCCGTACCTGAATTTGGATCTTTTGCAATTGCTGTTAGTACTCGTAATTTATCGTCGCGTGATAATTCTGAATCTCCAACAATTTCTGGTATTGCTACCTTACCGTTTTCATTAATATATTTGTTCTTTTTATATATCGGTCTTGGTATATTTTTAGCACCTTTTGGTCTACCTAATTTTCCTTTTTTTAGTTGACCTACTTCTTTAGTAATATTTTCTATATCATTTGACATTTATAATTCCCTTCAAAAAAGTCTCACAATCTGTAACTATTTTATTGATCTGTACATATACTTTATCATCTTTTTGTTGTTCAATAGTTAATATTCTTGATCCTTTTGTACCAGTTTTTCGTGTTATATACATTTCGTATGGTATTCCTTTTAGGTCAAGAGTTCTTGTAATTTGTGTTAATTCCTTAATACCTTTTGTACAACAACCTTTTAATAATGTTATAAACATTTTTCCTCTCTAAATTTGTTCTTACATCTATAAAAAACTTTTTGTAAAGTTCCATTATTTTTATAACCTTGTACTAAATTACCACGTCTTTTA